TAAATTCTAAATTGACCAGCATTTACTAATAGTTGATAATCAGGATTAGCGTCCCCCTCAGTAAAAAACAATGATGGTGCATTATTAGAAATTGTTATATTTGACGTAAAACTAGGCGAAATCTTTGTGCCAGCTATCGCTGCATTTGAGGCTATATTTGCGTTATCAATTACACCGCTATCAATACTTAATGTGTCTCCACTATTGGAAACCACAATATCTCCTTTATCGCCATCAGATAATCCACCACCACCCGATACTTTTGCTACGTTTCCGTTATCTTTTAGAAAAAATAACTCACCTGTATCGGTTCTAACGGCTGGTTCGCCTAAAACAAGATCACTTGCTGTAGGATCACTACCTGATGCTCTTTTTAGTCTTATCTGATTAGCCATGAGCTATAACCTCCTAGCTCTAATAAGTTCCACCATCTATATCAAAACCTGACACGCTTCCATTTTCAAGAAAAGTAACGAGATCAGATAATGCAACTTGAACCATAGTTCCTGCATCATTTATGACCATTCGATCAGCAGTAGCAAGGGTTGTTGAAGTGGCCGAGGTATTTCCATCTATAATATTTAGTTCAGTTGTTGTTACAACCGCACCATCTAATATTTGAACTTCAGCAGCAGTTAAATCAGCTAAAGAGTTAGCTGTTGTCTGACCCATCGTGGCAAGCTCTGTAAGTTTATCAGAGTGTGGTTCGACATTCGTTCCTATTACTAACCCTAAATTTGACCTTGCATTGGAAGCTGTAACTGCTCCTGTTCCTCCATCTGCAATAGCTAAAGTACCAGTTATCGCACTAGCAGCTAAGTCTACAGCTATTTCTGTGGATTGAATAACAAGTCCACCATTAGCTTTAAGGTCAACAGATAAAGTATTACCTGACTTATCTAAACCATCACCTGCTGTAATCTGACCAGCACCAGAGAATTGTGCAAAAGTTAGATCATTTGTTCCTGTAACTGCTGAACCTTTATTGCTAGTGCAGACGAACCCATTATCAGCATTAACAGAACCTTGTTCTACGAAGGTGAACATTCCTGCTGCGTCCGCACCAGCAGCTAAATCAACTGCTCTCGAAGGACTAGACCCAACTACATAAATACCATTCTGCGAAGCAGTACTTTGGTCTTTAACTAATACTCTATCTCCATCTGAAAGAGTAACACCATCAAGTGTATCTCCATTGTTAAGGGCAGTAGATATTGTTATGTTTCCTGTAGTAGCTGCTACACAAGAATCTTTTACGTCTAAACCTTGAGAAGTAGCCTCGACAAAACCTTTTGTTGCTGCATCTTGTGTATTAACAGGATCAGATAAATTAGTTATTGTTTGGCTATTTAATGAAACTGAACCAGTTGGTGCAGCCATTTGGTCTAATCTATTTGTTCTTACCCCTGCATCAAAATCACTTATTTTTGTATGAGCTATTGAAGGTATATCGTCACTTACTAATGCTCTGAATGTAGGTGAGGCAGCACTTCCAGAGGTTGGACCACTCAGAATAGTATTAGCAGTTCTTGTTGTATCTTTATCAAAAAATGCACCTTTACCAAATATTTTATTTATAGTCGTTGCTGATCCTCCAGCACCTCCCGTTCCAATACCGATGTAACCTATCTCGTTACCTTCTGCAAAAGCTATTTCAGCATTTGACAACGTGGTAGGAGCAGATGATCCAGTAGATCTTTTAACTCTGATTGTGTTAGCCACTAGAACGAACCTCCGTCTACTAAGTTTTCTACAGTACGAGTAGCATCTGCTTTAAATGTACCACTAGATTGGTTAAAATACACTATCGAGTTGTTAACTTTAGCAGTATCATCAAGAGTTGCTCCACTTGTCGTAAAAGCTGGTCCTGATGGTCCTTGAGTTGCAACAGTTACTACAGTTGAATCTCCTTCATTTACTGTAACAGTATTTTTAGTAGTGGTAATGTTTACCGAAGTCATGCTGTGTAGCCCTCACTCATAAAAATGCTTCCTTCTAAATAATACTCTTTTAATCCATTAGGATCAGTAAGCAATACATCATATTTTAATAAATTCGGTGTAAATGTAGCTGTCTGAGTGTCTGTTAAAGCAATATCAACTGTGCCTAATCCTCTATTAGTATAAGTAACTGCAAAATCAGCATATTTTGTTGTTCTAGTTTCTTCCCAGACTTGGGCTTCTACTGTATATCCATTTAAAGAAATAGCAGCATTATTAGAATCTTTAAAAACAAGTTGAATACTATGATCTGATCTTCGCTGGATCGTCATATTATATGTTCCAGGAGCTATTGCCATTTTATGTATATGGAGTTGAACCTAGAATACTGCTATCCCATTGTTTTCTCAAGTCATCTGTTGTAGTTGCATTTTCTATAGCATTAACATTTGGAGCATCTCTTAATGCTTGTTTCTTTGCAACAATTTCTGTTGTATTTGCAGATGTCTCAATCGCACGTTGAAAATCAATATCTAAAGATTGTAATTTAATTTCTCTTGCTGATCTAATTTTGTTTTTATGTAGCTCTTTTGCTACAGACATATCAATAGAAAGTTTAGAGTTCATAACGATGCCCAATAAGCCTCCGCACCCATCCCTGTTCCATCAGGAGAAGAAAAGTCTGCTCTCCATGCAGATCTAAAATCTCCGTCTGGTAATTCTGTGGCATCTACAATAATATAAGGTTTACCTGCTGGTACATCTTTTTTACATACATCTTCAAAAGCAAGTTCTCCTGACGGAATTAACATATCAACTCCACCTGAGTCATTTGGATAAAGAATACGTCTGGTTTCTGCCATAGTTTTATTTATATTCTAAGCGAATACCGCAATATTAACACTATTTTTATCTAGCACATGAGTCGAGTTACTTGGACTTGTTATGCGAACCTTAACGCTTGAAGTACCTGCACCAGATGTATTTTCTAAATAAATTACACAATGATTATTAAAAGTAAATCTATCTATATCAATCAAAGCAGAAGTTGTCGCATTTGAAGGTACTGCTGTTGTAAAGTTTGCAGAAAACAAACCCTCAGAATGATCTGTTATAGAACTTACATTAAATTGTCCTTGAATTGATGCATAATTATCACTTGCACTTCCACCTCTATAGCTATCAAACTCAACACAAGCTCTAACTAATCTTCCAGCAGCAGTTTCAGTACCGCTAGAGTTTTGAAATGTAGGGCCAGAACTACTATTACTTCTGTATTGAGTCGCTTTCGTTGTTGTGGTATTAGAGTTCGTTGTATTTACTGTTGATAATCCAGAAATTGTAGTAGCAGAACCACCTAAAGATATGGCTGTGCTTCCAACTGTAATTGAACCAGTAGACGATGCAAAACTTAAAACACCGCTACCATTAGTTTTCAAAAATTGACCATTACTTCCATCTGATGTTGGCAAGGTAAGTGTGAAATTTGTTCCTATTGTTGAACCTGCTTTTAAACCTACATAATGGGAACTGTTATTATCTCCAAATCTAATTTCATTTTGCGTTCTAAGTGTTATTCCATTGGCATCAAATACCATCTGCTCAGTTCCAGCAGAACTAAATCCCATAATATTATTTGTTTTTCTAAATAATCCTAAATTTGTATTAGTATCAAAAGATATAGCAGGAGCAGCAGCATTGTTGGAATCATCAGCTAAAAACTGACCTTCCATTGTTCCACCTGACTTAGATAATAAACCTAAGTTTGGTTGGTCTATATTTCCAATCGTTGTAAACGAACCATTGCTAGAATTTCTAACTTTTAATTCATTTGAAGTTGTATTAAGAAATGTCATGCCAGCTACGCATTTACTGGTAGCTAAATCTGAAGATTCTGAGTTATTAGACTGAATTGCAGCAAAAACCGCATTTAAATCAATTCGGACATTTGCTCCTGAGTTATCTTCGATATTGTAATTTGCAACGCTGGTCATAACTAATTACTTGTTTTTCTTATATTACCCTCCTTTGCCAAAACCAACAGCATTGTAGGTAAAGTTCCTGTCAATACTAGCACCACTTGAGTTTTTAAAATGGACTGTAAATCCTGTTCCACTTATATTAGTAAGTTCAAAATAATCTCCTGTAACCATAATTTTACCAGAAACACTTTGCGGAGAAATACTTACAGATGGTAAAAAATTATTTAAGTTACCCAGACCAGATGTACCAACAAAAAAACCATTAGTAAAGGTGACATTTTTAGCTCCCGAACCTGATGCTATAACACCAGATTGTTCTGTTCTGGAGGGTAAACTTGCTGTGTAACCTAACTGTTGTAAATTTATATTTTGTGCTGTATCTGATGTATTTAATGTAACTCTAAACTTGAATCCTCTTCCTTTAAATGTTCCATTAGCAAAATCATTAAAACTAGAATAGTTAGTCATATCAGTAGAAGTTTTTACAGATAATTTTGCATTGGCATCTGGAGCTTCTGTTCCATCGAAATTAACCCAAGTATCTATATTATCTGTTCTATTATCAAACAAATCTCCTGTATAAAATCCAACTCCTTGAAAATGTCTTTTTAAGGTAAGAGAGAACACTCCACCTAAATCTAAAGTATCAACAAAGTCATAAGTACCAGTTGCATTATTTACTGGATTAGTAAGAATTAAACCACCTTTTGAACTGCTGTATTGGGTATTAGTAAATAAACTGGATGTTGTATTGTTAAACGCAGGAGTATCATTATCTTCTCTATCGGTTTTAACAGTAATTGAATCTAAAATTTCAACCAAAGATAAACTAACTTTCGTTACCGATACACTAAAGTTTCCTGTATCATCTTGAAATTTAAGGAGATAAGTTCCTGGAAGAGCAGGACAAATTGCCTCATTAGAGTTACCAGGTACAGCTTCTATAATATCCTGTGCTGATTGAAAGGTTGCACTCGCTTCGGCTAAATTAGAGTGTCTTACATAAACTCGACCTCCATGTAAAACATCAACAGAAGTTGATTGGTCAAATCTTAATCTTACAAATTGTTCATTTATAGGTTCAATAGTTAAATTATTTACATTATCTGGAGCACCTGATTTACCTGTAGTTTGTAGTGTACCAATAAGAGGAGTAGTCGATAATTTTCCTGATGAATTATAAGAATAGATTTCAATATCAACACTTCCTTTTTTAGTATCCATGATTTCAAAATCATTACTAAATACTTCTTGAGTTATAAAATTATCAGTATTGCCAGCATCAGTTGTTATTCGATAATTTAATTGATAAGAAGATGCACCTTGAGGACTTTCATAAACACTTCCATCATCAGCAAAAAATGTTTTTGTAGGTTCTTTCCAGCTAACTATTAACTTACTTCTTGCTATCCCGTTTATAACAACAGTTTTTTCTACACCTTTTAAGTTAGTAGGAGGATTTAACGGAGCGTTGAGTATAGATACAGTTCTTGGTAGTAATGGATCACCATTTTCAATAAAATTATATTTACCTTCAACATAAGTTAAAGCTGTTATTGCGTAATTAATATCATCTTCTTCAGTAACTTGTATAACTCTAAATAATTGTGTCTGTAGCGATGCACTAGACAACAAATAAGGTGAATTAGTATTTGGTACTGCTGAAAAAGTTGATTGTGTTATAACAGTTCCATTAAGTTCAGTTCTTTTAACACTATTAACAGTAACAACTGCTCCGCTTATGTTAGATACTGTTCCTACTTCAACAGTACCATCAGGCAAGATAACGCTTATCTCTGGAGAATCAGTTAAGGAAGGTAATGTAGTTTCAGATTGAGCATCAATAGTAATCGCAGTAGTTGTGGCCGATACAATACGACCTCCTCTTCTAGCTCCTGCTCTTACTGGATCATTAACCTCTATAACAGAACCAGGTCTTACCAACATTCCAGAATCTATAGAGGTTGTAAAACTAACTGTCTCACTTTCATTCTGTTCAGCAAAAAGAATTGCTCTGGCTAATCTAATTGCTTGATTACGAGAAGTACAAGCAAATGCTTTTACTTGTTTAACAACTATTCCTAATTTATTTATAGCAGCAGTATCTCGATATTCTTCAGTATCAACCTCTCTAGAATCCATATTAAAATAGCTTACAGCTACAACAGAATGACGTTGTTTTAAACTTGTGCCTTGATAAACAAATCCTTTCTCGCCAACATTGGCTAAATTAAATAAATAACTAGGAGCAGTTGGCTTATCTTGTGAAATATTAATAGTTCCAGCAGACCATATTGGCATACATCTCATGACACCTGCTAATTCATTTATTGCAGTAAAAGCCTCTTTTGGGCTTTGTATATTTACATTACAGCTAAATCTTGCTTCTTGTGTTCCAGAATTACTACCATCATCAACTAATTCATTTGCATATTTAGAAGCTGCGAAAAAACTAAACAGATCAATATTAGAAAATTTAGTAGAATCATTAGTCTCATCTGGAGCAATATGTTCGCCCAATCCATAGCGTTTAGTAGTTAAAAGATCAAGCAGTATAAAAGATGGACAGCTTGTCCATACCGCATTTTGCATCGTTCCATTAAATATATAGTTAGGTGGATATTGTATTCTTCCAGTTTGTGAATCAACAGTAGGAGTGCCAGAATTATTAGCTCCTGCTCCTGGTATTCTTACTTTTATACCTCTTATACGAAAAGTTCTGGATGGAATTGAATTGAAAACTTTACTATCAATACGCAAAGCTGTATATGCACTATCAGGATAAGTTGATGAATTATCTATAACCTCTTGTATAAATGAAAATTTAAATTCATCTCTTAAAAAACCAGCAGGGTCAGCATCAGCAGTTACTCTTTCTACTTTGACATTAACAGGAAAGTTGCCATCTAATTCAATTCTATGATCTCTTGAATAAGAGTCAGCAGTTCTTCCAGTAACAGAAGTTTGAATTTTAGTAGTGTAACTTGACTGACCACTATATTGAATTGAGATTTTGTATTCAACAGTCGATCCATGAATATTTCCTTCATCATCTGATCTTTGAATTTGTGCCCAAGTTAAAGTAACTATTACCGCATCAATACTAGAATCTGTTAATTGTTTAACTACACCATTTCCTGATTGAGTTACATCAGCAGTACTTACTGCTTCTGGTCTACGAGTCTCACTAGGTATTCCTGTTAATTTAGTTTGGTTGGCAGTACCAAAACGTGTTTTAAAAGTTACATCTGCAAAATTAAAATCTCCATCAGCAGGGCTAGTATTACTAGCACTCTCATTCAGTACAGGAGTATCATTTAGAAAGACATCTTTTAAAGCAGCATTATTATATTCAGTAGATGTCTTATCAGTTATTCCTGCTTTTGATGGAGTAGCAAAACCCTCTATCTCACCCTCGGAAATTAAATCTTGAACAGTAGCAAATTGTCTACTATGTAATGTATCTGGAGCACGAAATGGTTTAGGAGGAGGAGGTGGCCCACCCGCACCTTTAATAAGTTTGCGTTTGTCTGTCATACTTCTACCTGATTAGTGTCTATAGCAGCAGAAATCACGACTGAGCCAGTCATAATTTCTCCATATACTATTGGTACAGGTGTACCAGCCCTAGAGGTGTTTTGTAATCCGTTAAAACTAAATGACAATTGAGGATCTTGTTCTGAATCAAAACCATTGTCTTTAGGTAATGGAAACAATAAATCACTAACACCTTGCAAAGCTAAACTTGCTCCAACATACAGCATACCTTTAGTCAGTAAGCCAACATTAGTTAAAGTACCAAGTTTTATTCCTTGCATTAAGCTTAAACCAGTTCCTGCTGGCATAAGAAACGCACCACCAATTAATGCAGCACCTAATAAAATTTTACCCAATCCTCTACCAGCACCAGATATAACAGGTACAAAATGTATATCTTCTTTACCTACAGGATAATGTATTTCATCTTTATCTATATCAAAATTTCCTACTTTAACCTGATAATATTTAGGACTCATATAATTTTCTAATTGAGGAAAATTATTTATTAAAAAACTTACAGCTTGTCCTACAGTATTTACTTCTACATCAAACTCTTTATGTCCGATAAATTCTGATAATTGTCCGTATAATTTTACTTTACGAAACATAACGATACCTCTTTCCTGTACATTTTAACAACCATTCAGAATAAGGCTCTCTACAAGATAGTCTATCGGTTAAATGATGAATAACATCACCTTCAAAAAATAATGCTACATGATTTAAAGTTGGATACATAATACTCATTAATAAAACATCTCCATTTTTAAGTTTTTCATCAGATCTAAGTTCTCTAAAATTAGTTCGCCAAGCACAATCTTCAAACATAGGTTTATCATTAAATTCTTGAGGTGTTAATGGTCTTTTCCAATCTCTAAGTTCTATATTTTTTTCTTCTTTGTACCAATCTCTTACCAAACTCCAACAGTCAGTTATACCCCAAACCCATTGCCGACCTAATAAAGGTGCTTTATATCCTGTTGGCTCCAAATATGCCCATTTTTTTGTTGTTGGATTAACAATATACCAAGGTAATCCACTATCTTCACAACTTACTTTATCTGCTTGGCTCGGTGTTGGTGGGTTTATAGGATGACTATGAAAAACAGCTATAATTTCACCTTTATTATCTGCTTTTAAATAATCTTCTGGATCTAAAATAAAACATTGATGATCTGTAATTGCAAGATTACGACATGGATAATATCTTTCTTTTCCTTTAATGTTCAATACAAGCCCAACTGCTTCTTTAGGATCTTGGTCTTTCGCATGAACCAATGCATCATCTTGCCAACTCATTGAGTAAATGTACCAATTCCAGGAAATAAAACTTTACTGCATTGTCTTAATGGGATTCTAATTCCAGCAAGATCAGTAGGAGCAGCAAGTTCAAATTCAACTATTTCTCTATTTTCAGTCGATTTACGATCTATTGAATAAATCTCTCTAGCAAACTCGGCAGTTGGATCAGCAGTTGAATTTTGTCCATCAGCAAAATTAACAGCATCAATAAATTTTGCCATCGTTCTAATCCTTGTGACAATAGCTCCTGTTAAATCATTACCTGCTGTTGTTTGATTTACTGTTAATAATATTGATGAAATTAATCCTGTAGCATTACTAATTACTATTTTTGGTCGAGGTAATTGACCTTTTTGAAAAGCAAAACCTGATGCCTCTATTGGGAATCTTAAATAATCTACACCCTGCCATCTAATTTTATTGTTTGCATTTAAATTACTACCTGCGTGAAAATAATAAGTAGTTGAAGCACCATGCAATGTGCTATCTAATTTTAAAGTAAATAATTCAATAATTGCTGAAGGATTCAATGATTGAACATCACTAAACGTACTACTAAAAGAAACATACCTAACATTATTATCATAAACAGTTTCACCTATCGTACTAACCCAATTTGGCTCACTACTACCTGTAGTTCCAGCTTGGATAACTCGAAAGAATAAACCATCTTTTCTGCGTGTTACTGTAGGAGCAACAACGTCATTAAGACTTAAACTAGCACTAGCAGACCAAACAGTTGTCATTTTTACGCAGGTTCAAATACTTCTCTAAAAGTTGCTTGAATCGTAGCTCTATTGTTATATGGTATTGTTTTACTCCAAGATTCACAAACAAATTTAGATGATGAACTCTCTCCTGGAGGAGTAAAAGTAAAGCTATCACTATCATTAGCACGAGCATCTAAAAAAGTTTCTATTGTATCTGCCTCTGTTTCTGAAACAGCAAAAGTAAAACTAAATATTTTTGGATTTTGATGAGCAGCGACTCCGAATAATATTCTATGTTCATAACCATCAGCAAATCTAACTACACGGGTTAGTGGTGCAGATCTTTTTTGTTGTCCATATGTAGGTTCTATCGAGGGGAACGTAGCCATTATGCAAGTAATCCTCCTGGTCTTTGCTGCTGTAATATCTCAGATTGTACTGCAACTGAGATAAGTCGGCCAAGCTCTCTACCCTGCTCTTCATCTCCCTGCACATTAGAACCAGAAGCATCTACGTTCACTACAATATTTGTACCACCTCCTCCAATACCTGCTAAATCATGATTTGGAATAATATTTCCTGATTGATTAGGTACAAATAATTCTGGCCCTCGTTCTCCAACAATATATGGATTTTTATATCCAACAGGACCACCATTTGCAGCCAAATCAAAACTTCCACCACCTACTGGAAAATCTCCAATAGGACCACTATCAGATATTTTTGGAATAGGATTAAAGAAATTAGAAAATGCTCCTAAAAACATTCTTCCTAAGGCATTAGCTGCCATTTGAGCAGCCATGTCAGCAAAATGATCTGCTATTCGCATTGTAAGATTTCTAAATGCCTCTGAAACTGACATTGTTCCCATAATTATTCCTTTAAATGAATCTTTAAATCCATCTGATATTTGTCTAGACACTTCAACTAATTGAAATGCAACATCATTTAATTGAATAAATTGTTTATCTAATTCAGTTAATTCATCTCTATATAATCTTGCACCTATAACAAGTTCACTTTGAGCTTCTAGTAACTCTCTAAATGCTTGTATTTCTTCTGGAGTCGGTGGTCTTTTTAAAGCATCTTGATATTTTTTAGTAAATTCAGCAATTTTTTGTGTAAATTGTACTCTTTCTCTCTCTCTAAATCCTATTTGATCAGAAATATCTTTTTGTTTTTGAAGACCTTTTGCAAGTCTTTCAAATAAAAATGCTCTTTGTTTATCTAAAATAATCTGTTCTCGTAATTCTGAACCCTCTTCCTTTAAAAGCCTTAATCTTTCTTTTGCGTCTTTAGGAGAAATAATTTGTCCTTTTAATATTCCCTCTTCATATTTAGGTTGATAACCGAATATCTGTAAATTTCTTATCTCTCGTGCTTGTTCTATTTGATCAGCTATTACAAATTCACCTAATTCTTTTAAATCTTTTATTAAATCTCCAGTATCTGGTAATGATAAACTATCTAAAATACCAACACTATTAATAACTTTTGCTAATCCACTTTGTAATTTTAAGAAAAACTGTGAAAAGTTTTTATTAATATTTCTTAAATCATCTGAAAATTTCTGTAAAGCATCAACTCCTTCTTGTCCTATGACATTTGTAAGCTCTCTTTGTGTAAACAAAAATGCTTCATAACTACCTCTTGATTGAGCTAATAATTCGATGAATTTACCCGTAGCTGTACCAGTTTCTCCTAACGATTTCTGTAAAACTGTAAAATCTTTTGTAAATTCTCCTAAAGCATCACCTGTAGCTTTTGTTGCTTGTACTAAAACATCAACTTGTTTTCCTAACTGAGTACCAACAATAGAAAGACCAAATCCTAATCCACCACCTAAAAATCCACCAGCAATACCACCGATACCACCACCAACAGATGCACCTACACCTTGACCAAATAACAGAGGAAAACCTCCACCAATTAGACCACTACTAAGTGCATTACGCTTTCTAGCCTGCATTCCACCTCGTTCAAAAAACATCCCTCCTTCTCTAAACAATGGATTTCTTGTTAAAACTCTGTTAATACCTCTTTGTGGACCATATTCGGCAGCACTAAATCCTGTAGATCTACCTCTTAATAATCTTTCTCTATCTCTTTGTGATTTTTTGTCTTCTTCTTTTGGCAAACCAAGTTTTTGTGATTCACGCATTAATTTATTCATTTCTGCAATTCTTCTGTTGACATCTCGATATTCTTGTTCAGACAAATCAAGTTCGTTTCTTACAGAAAATAATTTTGCAATATAATTATCAATCGCATTAATAGTATTAGCTGGTTCAAATTCAATTAATGTACCTAAATCTGCACCTTGAAAACCAGCTACACCAGGTTGATTACCTCTAGCAATAGCTGTAAATGTATCGGCAGTAATTTTTGCTTGATCATTATATCTCTTTAATGCTGATAATTTTTCAGTAAATCCTATCTTTGTTATAGCTTGTGTAAAAAGTTGAAAATCACTAGTTGTACGACTTGTTTCTCTTCTAACTTCTTGTAATTTTGCAGCAAAAGCACCAAGCTGCGTAATACTTCTTGTATTTTTACCATCAAAATTAACTAATCCTTGAGTATATGCTTTAAAAGCCTCTTTTGCTTCTAAAACTGCTTTTTTAACTTCTTTTTGTTTATTTGCAAAATCCTTAGAAAAAGGACCGCCAGGAGTTCCTCTACCTTTTTGCTTTCCTATATCACTTAATTCATTTTTTAATTTTTCAGCAGTTGATTGTGTTTGTTTTAATATCTTATTTAATGCTGCTAACTTTTCAGTTCGAGTCCTAACATTAATATTTATCCCATACTCTGCTGCCATTTACTCGACCCAATAAATTACTTCTATATTACCGCCTTCTGGGTTTGATGGCTTGTTTTTTTTGCACTTGTTCTTTATATCTTTCTTCCTCCTCATGTTTTAACTGAAAAAATGCAACCCAAGATATTAATTCTTCTCTTGTTAAATTTTTTGTAAGTTGTTTTAATGTCATCCCTAACTCTTTTGCTAGAGAAAACAAGATGTACCATTCAGTATTAGCTTTTTAAAGCTGCTTTCGCTTCCTCCACTTTTAAATCATCTCCAGATGTCATCATTGCCATTTGTATATCTTGTAAAATACCTGCATTGATTTCTCTTCTAAGAGAAGCCTTATGACCATCTTGAAATAATTTTTTACCATTTTCATCTAATGCTTTTTCAATCATAAGATTCAAAGCAAATTCATTCCCATCATCTCCTTTTGATTTAGCCATAATTGATTCTCTTTCTGCAATAGTTAATGGATGCCAATATATTTCTAATATTGTTTCTTCTCCATCTTTTACTTCATATTTATATTTTTGGCTAACACCAAACTTGTTTCTGAGGAGTTCAATCGCTTCCATGTAAGTCTTCAATAATATTTATATTATACTTATATTAAGCATTCGCTGTAAATTGGCAAGAAATAATTCCTATAAAATGACTTCGATCCTCTATCTGCAACATATTTGGACCAATAATATTACGAACTTTTGGAGTACAACTAAAAGTATCTGTATAGTTAGAAGCATTAACAGATGTTAAACCATCTATAACATTTTCACAAATAGTAGAAACAACTGATGTTCCTTTATTTTTGGGTACATAAATATTACATTGAATAACACCCACATAATAATCTGAAGCAGCACCTTGGTTTTGAAGAGTTGATTGACCAAAATTCATAGTCATTACTATGTATTTAGAAGTTTTTCCAGGTTCTTTAAATGGCACATTGTCATAAACCATTTTTACAGTTGGATCATTATCAGTTACCTGATCAGTAACTGCTTTTTCAAAAGCTGCTCTTACATTTACTAAAGACATAATCAATAATCAGGTTCAATGTAGACTACACCAGATCCAGGTTTTGATTTACCAAATCCACCAGAAGGTTTAGCTCCTATAAATATCTTACCTTTATCTCTCATATTCTCTTTAATGATTTCACCTGCGTCTTGTTGTATAAATTTAGATAATTTTTGATCCTCTGCACTATAACCAGCATATTCAGCAGCATTACCAATATATATATCTGCATCTCTAAATTTATAAGCAGTATTAACAGGAAATCGTGGATCAACAACAGCTATTTCATTTGATAATGCTCTACGTTTTCTTTTTCTTTCTTCTTTATCAGTTGCCCATACAGCATCTAATTGTCTTCTTATACCAGCCCAAGGTTCATGATTATATACTGATTGCCTATCTTTTATTGGTTCTCTTCTTACTTTCCAACTAGATGCTAAAAAACCAGTATAAACAGGACTACCTTCTTTTGAAGACAATGAAGCGTGTAAATCTCTTATTGTATCTGCAAAATCAACATCTAACTGTGAAACTGTATTGTTAAAAACCTCATCTGCATTAAATTCTATTTCTTTAGCCATTAGAACCTCACAAGTAATATAAAGAGATAAGTTTGTCCACCTCTTTTTGTATCAATATTTGTAATTACTCCTGTAACTATTTTACCAGCATAACTAAAAGAAATTTCATCTTCTAAAGTTGGCTGATTATTTCCAATCAAATCAGGTGTAATGTAAAGTTTTGCTTGCCTTGTTTCTAAGCTACCATCTTCAATTGAATTTATAGATTCAATTGGAACTTTTAAATCTGAATAGGTTGTATCAGCAGTTATTTGTTCTCCAGTTTTTATGTTATAAGTAGAAGCTCCTTTTTTTATATAAGTAACAGTTGTATCTAAAGAACTACCTAAATCAGAGACAATCTGTTTAGCAACACTTTTAAATAATGAATCAAGTTGACCAGCCATTATCCTCTAACCACCCTCATCTGAAAAGTACCTGCTCCACCAAGCATATATGCTCCAAGATAACTTTGTAACCAAGGATATACATCCATAATATTATTTATAGCTCCAGTTCCCTGGCTATCAGTATTATATTTAACTTGAAGATCTCCTAGTTTGACTTCAGAAAAATTACCATCTTTACCAGTAGTACCAGTAATAGCACCAGTATCATTTGCTAAAGCTCTAGCTAATTCATACTGTGCATACTTAATATTTAAAGGAATTGTAGAACAAGCTAATTCAACACCATCTACCTGATAATTATTTCTAGGAAATTTAAGTGCCTGACCATCATCACATCTGTCTCCATAAAACACAAAACTATCAATCCATCTAGTAGCAGATATTAATGCTCTATTTTTCTGATCATCTGTTTTATTAGTCCAAGTCGAAGAATCTGGAACTGTTTCAAAATAAGTATTAGCTTCTGTCAATGTGACATAGCTATTAGCATTAGCATCTTTAATAGTTGCATTTATAGTGGCTGCCACGATGAAAAAGTAATTTTAGTTTTATTGTAGCGTAAAGAAAAAACCCCACCAATAATTGATGAGGTTTTTAATGACCACTTTCTAATACTATTAAGAAATATTAGATGTATCAAGTGGTGAGTTAACAATGATCTCAACCATAGGAATTAGATCTGCATCATATGTAAGACCCCAATTATTGGAGTTACCTAATGCTGCGTTTGTTGGGTTGTCAGTAGCAGATGTCCATTTAGTACCCATAACATGATAAGCACTATGGTAGTCAACAGACATAACATCTTGCTTAGATAAGATGTTTCTATCTGATTCAATACTTAAAGGAGATTGCTCACCTTCAAGAATTGTTCCTGACTTAATTAAGAAACAACGGAACTCAGTCTGATGACCAGAAGAACCAGGAGCAACTGTATTAACTTGAGAGTCAATAACAACATTCATACCAGCAAATTGGCCAATACTTCTATCTGTGATACCAACTCCACCGCCACCCCATTGAATGCCAGTTCCAGTTGATAATGCAGAAGTAGAAAAAGTTAACATACCAACCTGATATAGGTAGTAAGCAACAGATGGATGAATTACCAGAGTATCTAATTCTTCTCCTCTCTCTCCAAGAAGTGATCTACCTCTTGCAACAGCAGATGCAGTTAAGAAGTTAGCTTCAGCAGCACTTGTACCAGCTTTAGCAATATCAAGCACATTTGCACCTAAAGGACCAGAACCAGAAGCAAACAAACCATCCAACAAACTAAATAGTCTTGCAGAATTTAATTTATTGATAGCATCTGCAATTTGGTTTCTGATATGACCCATTGGATCTTCACCAGCAGCCAATACAGCTACATCATCAACAGCATACGCAAAACCTCTATGACAGATAGTTGCAATCTGTGTTCCTGTACCAATCTTCTGTGGTGTTAAATAACCAGAGTTACTTGTACCCCATGTTGCTGTACCATCTAAAATTTCTTCAGTTGGTGCGATTGGGTTAAATTCTGGAACTTGTATTCTTGTTCCACCTTCTGATGCATCAA